GCATTGACACCGTCTGCCGTGACGTACTCCAAGCAGGATCAAACGTCATCTACGCAACCGGTGGAGCAACCGATCCATCCAGCCGTGCAACCGTCCAGCCTGAAGACCTTCTTACGGCTAACGATGTTCGCAAGGTTGTGGCCCAGCTCCGCAAGGCAAATGTTCCAACCATCAACGGTTCGTATGTTGCATTCATCCACCCTGACGTGTCCTATGACTTCCGTTCAGCAACCGATGCAGCAGCATGGCGTACCCCAGCCAACTATGTAAATCCTGAAGGCATTTACAACGGCGAAATCGGAATGTTTGAAGGTGTTCGCTTCATGGAATCGCCACGCGCTCCATTGTTCGCAAACGCTTCTGACGGTTCCGGATCGTCCACAGGTGGCGGCGCAACCGTTGACGTGTACGGCACAATCATCATGGGTCGTCAGGCTCTCGCTAAGGCTGTTGCTAACGCTGGTGGCTACGGCTCCCAGCCAACAATGGTCTACGGCGAAGTCACCGACGTTCTCAAGCGTTTCCAGCCTGTTGGTTGGAAGCACTTCGTTGGTTACGGAGTTTTCCGTCAGGAAGCTCTTCGCCGCATCGAGTCAGCATCGAGCATCGGCACTAACTAATTAACTAATTCCTAGTTAGCGGAACCCCCTCGTCAGAAATGGCGAGGGGGTTTTTGCTATTATTAGGGAAGTTTCATTTCGTGAAAAGAGATAACAATGGCCGCTAAGAAAATGCCAGCAAAGAAAGTTGCCGCTAAGAAAGCAGCACCTAAGACATCCGCAGCTCAAGTTCGTATGGCGAACGAAAAAAGCATGACAAAGTACGGCTCACGTGTTGAGTCATCTATTAAGAAGCGTTACGGTGCTTTTGCTGTTAGTGACTTCAAGGGTTATGAGAAAGATCGTAAGGGTTTTCAGTCAATGTTTGCTGACGTTGTTTCTGAAGGACCTATGGGTCAAGACAGTTCCTACATGAAAGCAGCCGAAAAGATTGCTGCCGCAGCATGGGATAAGAAGTTCGGTAAGAAGAAGAAGTAATGGCAACATTCTCGCCTCCTACGGACGAGTTTGTTACATGGTCGGATTCATGGGACAACGGAATCCTTAGTTACCTTCGTCCAGGTCCGCGCGGTCGCAATGTCTTCAAACTTGTTGATGGTACATACACCGAAAACCAGCCTGCCACAAACGAAGAAATTGAAATCACTTACCACGGTGGTCATATCTACACGTTGACCGCACAGGAAGAATCTGATTTAACTGAAGCCGGATACGGAGCGTATATAACGCCATGAAACACAGGGAAACACATCCGAACTTGGATGTGGAAGGATGCTTTGGTTGTCGAGTAGCTGGTATTAGTTTTGGTGCTAACGCTTCAACGACATCCGGTGCGAAGGTTGTTGAGATAAATAATCGCGCAAAAAACTGGGATAAAGATATGCCTGCGTACAAGCGTCTACGCAAAAATGGTCTTCAACCTAAAAGCGTTGATGGTGCTGCAAAACTTGAATCACAGGCTACAAATAAACAACAGATTGAAACTGGTCGTCTTTAGTGAATGTTCAATCATGGGACGGTGTTGAGGATCCCAAATTTGGTTATGGGTCAATGCTTGAAGGGTTTCGTACTTCTCTTCCTCGTAATGTAAAACTGTCCGATACTGCATCCGTCAATGTTCATATGGGTGTTCCTCAGTCTCGAGACACATGGTTAAAAAATCAATATCGGGTGTGTTTCACAATGTGGGAAACAGATACTCTCCCAGGAAGATTTATCAGGTACATAACTTTGTACGACCAAATCATTGTCCCATGCCAACACAATGTTGACTTGTTTTCTCGCTGGCATCCAAACGTTAGTTTTGTTCCTCTAGGAGTAGACAGCTCACGCTGGTATCCAGTACCTAACAGAAACAATGTATTTCGTTTTCATGCTGGTGGATCGTTATGGGGTCGTAAAGGTTTAGACATCGTGGTCCGAGCATTCCGCAGATTGAACCTTCCCAATGCTGAACTGCACATCAAGGCGGCCCCCCACGCTAAAGATGTCCCAGTAAAAGATCTAGGTGACAACATTTTCTTGAATAGAGAATGGATGACTATTGATCAACAACGTGAATGGTTCTCAAAAGCAGACACATTTATTGCTGCATCTCGAGGAGAAGGTTTTGGGCTGATGCCTTTACAGGCAATCGCTATGGGTATCCCAACAATTATCTCAGACACCACAGGCCAGTCACAGTTCAAACATCTAGCTACTGGCGTGGTCCCGTGTGGCAAAAGCAAATCAGAGTCATACGGAAACTGGGATGAACCATCAGAAGAAAAATTGATGCGTCTCATGCGCGATCATTACAACGCCCCACCCACAGATACGGCTTTAGCGAATGTTCCCAGGGTGGATCAGTTTTCCTGGAAGAACGCCACTAAACAGCTTGTGAAGGTTCTTCCGGTGGGATACGAAATGGGTACGACAGACAAAGTCACTCTTCAGCCCGAACTATCTATCAAGGTGGTACGGAAAGTGTCCTGCGATATTGGAAATAAACATTATGACTTTGTCCCAGGGGTGGAGTACACCGTGTCTGAAGGAGTTCATCAGGTATTGTTTGATGCGAACCTGTTGGAGTTGCCATGAAAAAGAAAAAAGAGTTTTGGGACACTAAAAACCCCAAGAAGAAGTCCAGCCCTTTGTCTGATGATCAGAAGAAGATGGCTAAGGCTCGAGCAAAGAACGCTGGTCGTCCGTACCCCAATTTGGTGGATAACGCTTGGGCGGCAAACCGATGAGTATTGAATATCGGGGAGAAACGTTTGCTGGCTATAACAAACCGAAGCGCACCCCTAACGCTAAAAAGTCTCATGCTGTCTTGGCTAAAGACGGAAACCAAGTGAAGTTGATTCGTTTCGGCCAACAGGGTGTTCAGGGTTCTCCTGACGGATCAGCACGAAACAAAGCATTTAAAGCACGTCATGCCAAGAACATCGCCAAAGGAAAGATGTCGGCGGCGTACTGGGCAGATAAGGTAAAGTGGTAGCCATATGGCATCACCAGCAACCCTTGATTTGACGATTACCCGTGGAGACACGGAGTCAATCATCGTCTCTTTAACACAAGACGATGAGACAACCCCAATCAATATCACGGGACGCACCTACACAGCACAACTTCGTAGCACACCCGATATTTCTGTTATCAGCGCATCGTTTACTTGCACAGTCACAAACGGTGCTAATGGCGAAGTTACTTGTGTTTTGTCATCTACTGATTCAGCTCTTCTTGACCCTGGCTACTACTACTGGGATCTTCAAGAAAACGCGTCGGGAGTAATTTCAACTGTTCTTAAGGGAACAGTTACTGTTGATGCTGATGTAACGAGGTAACAATGGCAACCACTAGGGTTACCGTTGCTGTTACCAATGATGAAGTTACGGTCTACAGACAAAACAACCGCTACGTTGTGGCGTTGGCTGACTCTAACGCTCCTCTTACTGTCGGTAGGAAAGTTACTGTTGTCACGACATCGCAGAGCGGCCCTCAAGGAAATACTGGACCGACTGGTCCAACTGGCCCGACTGGAGCGCAAGGTGCAACTGGACCCACAGGACCAACAGGGTCCATTGGTATTACTGGAGCTACAGGGGCTACTGGACCAACTGGATCTATGGGGCCAACTGGTTCTACAGGCCCTACAGGATCGACTGGAACAACCGGTGCAACTGGCCCAACCGGAAGTGTCGGAGCAACTGGCCCGACAGGACCTACAGGTAGCATCGGCGATCAGGGACCTACAGGACCTACTGGTCCAACGGGATCTACTGGCAGTCAAGGACCGACTGGACCGACTGGTCCGACCGGTGCAACAGGGTTAACAGGTGCAACAGGTAACATCGGAGCAACAGGCCCGACAGGCCCGACTGGAGCGACTGGAGCGATCGGCGCGACAGGGCCGACAGGTCCAACTGGGCCTGATGGAGCCGTGGGCGCAACTGGGCCTACGGGACCTACTGGGGCAAGCGGAAGCGTGGGTCCAACTGGCCCGACAGGACCCACAGGCGCAAC